ACTTTTGGCAGTAGGGCTTATTGGGACGACGCACTTGCCCAAACTCACAAACGTTGCTTGTGGGTTGGGGCAATCGTTTATAATCAGAAGGCTTCCCACTTAGGAGTGATACGATATGGCGGACATTGGAACAACCACCCCTGCACTCGACTACCTTAAAACGCTTCGGCAGTGGATATGCTGGGGTGATAACACGGTAGACAGTGCAGGGAAAATCAACAAACAGCCGTTCCCCTACGGATGCACACGGTCATCTGACCCTACCGACCCCACGCTATGGGCATCGTATGACGAGTGCGTGACATGGCAGCAGAAGCGTGGGCTTCGTGGGCTGGGCTTTGCGTTCAGCCTCGAGGCGGGCATCATCGGGGTGGATTTTGACCACTGCGTGCATGATGGGGTCATCGATGCCGAAGTGCTGAAAATCATCACCCACTTGGACTCATACACCGAACTATCCCCAAGTGGCACCGGGGTGCATGTGCTGATTCAGGCACGCAAGCCCGAGTGGTTCACCACGTCACGGGTAACGCTTCGTGGTGGTATCACGATGGAGGTGTATGACAGCAAGCGGTACTTCACCGTCACGGGTGATCACGTCGCCAATACTCCCGACGTCATCAACGAGGCTTCATCCCAGCTCGAGGACGTCATCGAGAAATACCGCACCACCACCACCGAGCGCGCGGTACAAGCGGTGCGGAGTACGGTATCAATCGGTGAGTACCATCCGACGTGGCTTGAGCGATTCATGGAGAACAAAGTCACTTCAGCGGTCAGCAAGATTGCCTCGGCACCCGATGGCACACGGCACAATACCCGCCGTGCCGAGGCCCGGGCCGTGGGTGGCTACTATCAATCCTGTGTCCGCCATGGCTACAATGCCATGAGTGAGACGCAAATCATTGACCGTCTCTTTGATGCAAATCCGCCACGACGAGAGAATGCCGTCAAAGAACTACGCACCATTCGTTGGGGCTTTGAGTGTGGGCTAAGTACCCCAATTGACCTCCCGCCCATGAAGACACAGGACGTCCCCACAGCCACGAAAAACAGGTCAACCACTCCGAGTACTCCGACTCCTGTTACTAGCGACACGCTCGACGCTGACGTTGCCCAGCTCCTGCATGGCGAGTTCACCGAAAAAGCCGTAGCGGACTTTTTCGCAGAGAAGTACAACGGTGACATCAAATACGCTCACCTGACCAATAATTGGTACGTCTGGAACAACGCGATTTGGGAGATGGACAGTAGCGGTGGCATTGTCTACCAGATGATTATGGACGTCATCAGCTACATCGATACCGACGTATGCCCCTACCTCGACGAGAAACAGCGACGGGCAGTGCGGGTAAAAACACAGACACACCGCTTCATCACTGGGGTGATCTCACTTGTCAAAAATCGGTCAGATGTACGGGTATCCCCTACCGACTTTGATATGCACCACGACTACAAACCCGTAAAGAATGGGGTAATCAATCTCATTACGGGTAAACTTCTACCTCATGACAAAAGGTGGATGTTCACCGGCATGCTGGACTTCGACTATACCCCAGATGATGCCCACCCATTTCTTGACAAATTTCTTGACACCGTTTTTCGGGGTGATGAGGAACTGATTCGCTATGTACAGGTTGCGTCGGGGTACAGTTTGACGGGTCGCACCGACTCACAAGCGGTTTTTTTCTGCTACGGTGACGCACAGAACGGTAAATCCGTATTCGTCAACAAAATCCTTGCCCACATCGCCGGTCGCAAGTTTTCCATCGAAACATCAGTCAATGCACTGATTGAGAACCAATTCACCTCCAACGGCTCCAATACCGAGGTCGTAGGGCTACGCACGGCGCGACTCTCCACCACGGCAGAACTGCCCAAGGGCAAGCGGTTTAACTCCGACCTCGTCAAAAAGCTTGTCGACGGTAGTCCGATATCAGCCGCCGACAAGTACGAGAAAAAGGTGACGTGGAATAGCATCACCAAACTCTGGTTTACCGGCAATCACACGCCCAACATGCGAGACGAGGACAACGGCATCTGGCGGCGGTTCAAACTCATCCCCTTTGGTCATACCATCACCGACGCAGAGCGCATCGACGATACCGAAATCATGGCACGTATCCAGCAAGAGGAAGGTGCAATTCTCGCATGGATGGTACGAGGGGCTATGGCATGGTACGCCAATGGCAAAAAGTTGCCCGAGTGTAGTGCGGTGCGCAGTGGTATCGAAGAGCTTCGCAAAGAGTCCGACGTGGTCGGTAGTTTCATTGCCCAAGTGTGCGACATCGACAAAGACAACGAGCTGGGCATGTTTGTACGTAAAGACCTCGTGTGGGTACTTTGGCAGTACTGGACGAAGTTCAACAACGAAAAAGCGAGTCACAATTTAACTCGTATCCAGTTCGCCAAATCCATGGCTACGCGCTTCAAGTCAGGCAAGGCCGGGGAGAATTTTTACCTTGGGCTTCAGGTGCGGTCCGACTACATCAGTGATTTGGTAGGCATTGCCGGATCACTTCCCCTTGCCCTTGCCCCTTACACCGATATCACCAAAATCACTAACCGCATAAACAGCGAGGTTGTTATCGATGACGAGCCCACGCCACCACCACCGCCACCGACCACGCCACCACCCACGCCGATACAATCGCCCATGGCCATCGAACCTCGCATTGACCCACAAAGCCTCCATGGCAAAATCCTTGCGGTGATTTGCACCCATGCCGTAGAAGGGATTTGGGGCACCGATGTGATTGAGCGTGTGGGCTTTAGTGGACGAGGGGAGAAGGTTTTTGACGCCCTGTATGAGATGATGGAGCAAGGGCTCATCAAAAAGCAGGGCAACACATGGCACCCAGTGCACCCAGTACTTGAGCGGTGATGACATTCATCACTGCACGCTGATAAGGAGATTTCTATGTTGTATACCTGCCGAACCTGTAATCTGGTCAAGAAGTCCGTGGACTTTAGTCACACCGTCAAAATCTGTCTTGACTGCTGTAAAAACATCGTTGCGGTGCTGACTCGTGTTGACCACGAGGTAGAGGCTATGGGGCAAAAGTACGTGCAGATGTTTGCCGACTTGAGTGACGCCGACACGCTGATTCTTGACCGCATCCTCGACGCCTACCAAAAGACAAACGACATTGCCATGCCTGCCCAGCGTCGCAGTGCGCTGGAGGCATTGGACGCACGCACGGGTCGCACCATCATGCGTGGCGGTGAGCTGGCAGAAGCGTTGGCCGTGTGGGTGGCGCACAAAGAGCGATTGGCAGTACTACAGGACGTGGTCTTTTTGTCTATCAATATCCGCCCAAGTCCCGAGTTAGACAAGTGGGTGTCCGACTATGCGAAGCGCACGCGTCGATAAGAATCAAGAGCAGATCGTGGAGGGGTTGCGCCAAATCGGAGCAAGTGTGCAATCCCTCGCCACGGTCGGCAAAGGGGTACCCGACCTGCTTGTGGGGTACCGTGGGAAGAATTGGCTACTTGAAGTCAAGGGTGAAAAAGGCGTACTCACCGGGCCACAGATTACGTGGCACGCTGACTGGAGGGGAACGGTACATGTCGTACGAGACCTTGGAGGCGCAATTAGCCTCATATCCGAAGCGGATTAAAAACAGAAAGTTCCTGATAATGGTTAAGTTGTGGGAAAAGTTGTTCAAGCACGTCATCATCTACGGCAAATACAGTTATCAGGCCTATGCACAGGACAATCGGTACGAGCTTGTGCGGTATGGGGAAGATGGCGAGTACGACACCGTCATGGTGGGCAATTTCTATCAGTGCGAGACGAAGGCGGACAAGCTGCAGTACATCATCGATGATATCCGCGGTCTCGCAGACCAGCTACAGGAGGAGGTAGACAATGGCACTGCTTAACGATCACCAGATTGGAGACCTCGCATTCATGAGCGGGATGATTGCACCATTTGCGTATCGCCACGTAGGCGACGGCATCATCTCCTATGGGCTGTCGTCGTTTGGCTACGACATGCGCCTTGGGGCAAAGTTCAAGGTGATACACACGAGCCGTGGGCAGTGTGGGGTCATTGACCCAAAGCAAGCCGAAGGGATTGTGTTTGATGACGTCGTCGCAGACAAGTATTTTGATTTGCCCGCCTTTTCGTACGCACTGGGGTACAGTGTGGAGCGGTTCAAGTTGCCACGTGAGGTATCAGCCATTGTCATCGGCAAAAGCACCTACGCACGATGTGGGCTAATGGTGAATTGCACCCCCATGGAGGCAGGGTGGGAGGGACATTTGACCATCGAATTGTTCAATGCGACGGATACCCCCATCCGTCTGTACATCGATGAGGGCATTTGTCAGGCCTTATTTTTCAAGGGTGAGCCACCCATGACGAGCTATGCCGACCGCAACGGCAAATACCAAGGGCAAGGTGCCGAACCCATCACCGCCAAAGTGAAGCAAGGAGAAAACCATGAGTGATGATCACGCCATGACAATCGAGGTTGAGGGCGGGCAAGTGCGATTGTACGACTGGATGCACATCCCGCCTGAACTCAAGTCCGTCAACGTCGCACGGTCAAGTTTTGCCAAGACCAAAGAGGTCTTTGAGGAGAGTGACGCAAAGTTCCTCACGTGGTTGGCAATAGAACAGCACACCTCACCATTCCGTCACTCGCCTATCACCTTGCATGTGCGTTGCCCAGAGTTCATCGCGCGGCAGTGGTACAAGCATATCGTGGGCTGTGAGTACACCTTCAAAGACACGGGCTGGAACGAGGTTAGCGGTCGCTATATTCGCTACGGCAGTACGTACATCCCTGACGAACTCCACGTGCAAGCCAAGACGAAAAAGCAAGGCGCATCACCAGACGTGCATGAGAAAAGCAACATGTACTTGGGGGAGTGGAAGATTTTGTCAGACAGCATGATGGATTTGTATAACCGGATGATTGATGACCGTGTCGCCAACGAGGAGGCTCGTATCATCCTCCCTATGGGGTTGTATACCGAGTTTCACTGGACGGCATCGACGCAAGCACTACGGCACTTCGTATCCCTCCGCACTGCCAAAGATGCCCAAGGTCTCATTCAGCAGTATGCCCATGCCGTTGATACGATCTGCAGGCATCACTACGGTGTGCTATGGGATGCAATGGACGGCATGAAGTAGTTCTCACAATAGCAATGCCCCTCACACAATCCACTGTGTGAGGGGCATTGCTGTTACGTTTTACCCACCGCTAAACTTTGGTGATACCTGGCAGATTTGGAGTATTGGCGACTCTGCTGCAGCGTCTTCTGCAACGACGGGCAGTGTGGTGTTTGCACCAGACGCAAGGCGAAATGAAAGTACGTGATTTTTTTGTAGGTATTTCATGATGATACCGCTGTGATACGTCGTGGTCGAATTGTTCCCGACAAAAATATTTGTATCAACACCATTGACCTGCAGGTACAGTCCATGTCCTACTGCGGCAGTGAAGTTAAACGCCAAATTGATTACAAACATGCCACCGGTGTTGACGGTGAAGAATTTGTTTGTCGCATCAACGCTGATACCGCTGTTGCGGATTTGGGTGTTGAATGTCAGGACTGTGCCCGTCGTCGTGATACTTTGCGTGGCATTGTGTGTCCAGGTGCCACCACAGGCGTGCAAGGGCTGACGACTTAAGCCGTCTACCTGCCGCTGGGTATGCACGAGGGCTCCAATGATATCGTCAGTTGGCATACTCTAACTGCACTTTCACTATCTCGATACCGCTTTCATCCATGGACAAAGTCACACTATTGACCTGCATTACCACAATCTCGGTCACCAAATCCACGCTCACGAGGTCACCAATCGAGTAGTGGAGCCCGTACAGTGTGGACGGTGTTTGCTGGACATCGATTTGTACTGACTCTACCGCTTTTGCCATCTCTTGGAGCTTGGCATCACCGTAGGAGTTGAGGTAATCCAGGTTATTCCCTGCCGTGGAGACGTCGAAAAATGCCTCCCGACTGCTCAACTCGGTGAGCGGTGTAGCGGGGCGAACCACCCGAATTGTGGCGTTGGCGGTCCCTTGTCCTCGCACAATGGCCTGTGTAAACGACTGTGTTTCATCGATGGTACGAGAGAAGTTATTGATAGTGCCATTGTCAACACTGAGGGTTACCGTGCCACTGCGATCATAGGCAAGGGTAGGACTACCGACGGTGAATGAAAACGTGTTGGTCGCCTTGTTCCATAAAAACGCAAAGTCCACATCGCCCTGCAGTGCCACTTCTTGGATGGCAGTGAGCACGTTTTTGTATGACATATCCGATACGGTGAGCACGTTGCCTAGTCCCGTGGTGGTCGCAGATACTCCGGTGATAAGCCCACTCACCGCACGGTCGGCGATGCCCACGGTGACAGAGTCGGTGCCCAAGTTTTTCACCAGCATGTCATTGATGATGGTACTTGCGGCTTTGTCAACCCACTCGGAGTGATTGCGCTTATCCTCGTTGTAGGCAATGATGCGATACGAGAGGATGTATTCCCACCCAAAGGCGACCACGTCCCACAGCTTTTGCCGACCATATTTGAACGTGGTTTTCACGACGATACCGCTGAACTCCAGCGTCAGCGGTATACCGATGTCGAGATTTGCCCGATACACCTCGATACGACTGCCTGTCACGAGGTATTGCTGGAGCGGTGAGGTATAGGGTACAACGATGCCCAGTGTGTCATATCCATTGACCACCTTCGCCACCTGCACACTGCCAAAGTCGCTTGTGAGTCCTTGCAAAACCCCTGCGGAGTTGTAGATATAGACGTTGTACTCGACAGCCATAACGTCTCCTTATCCGAGCAGGGTGAGCGCGGTGGTGAGCTGTGCGTAGTTGCGTGTGGCACCGGAGTTCTGGTAGAGGTACAGACCATAAACGGTGTTAGAAAGCAGGGTGCCCTGCCATGTATATGACTGAATCACCGTGTTGGCAGTAAGTCCAAGGTAGGTTCCCGGGTTAACGAGGGATGCGGCAGTGGCACCACTTGGAAGGTTCCCGGCGGATACCAGTGGAAGCCCAAAACGCATCCAGCGGGAGCCGGTGGCGTTGGTGTCCCATGTCATCGACGCAGTAAAAAGATACACACCTCCCCGCTTGACCATGTACTCCCCTGCGGAGTTGGCAGTGATAATCCCCTGCGTACTTGAAGTCACATCGCCGGTCATTGGTGCCGCGACTTCGGTGACGTTTGCGACCGTGCCACTCATGCCGGTATTGACAATGGCTTCTGTGTAGGGCAGGGTGGGGTTTGTCGTCCATTCACGGCTTGACTCATCGATTGCAGTGATGGACGCCGACGCATTGATGGTGATGGTGGCAAGGATGATATCCGTCGTATTCGAGTAGTTGGCAGTGGTGATGAGTGCGGTACGCACCGTGCGCGCGGCAATGGTGGTGGTGGTTGCGCCGGTGCCCTCCGACCGAATTACTGTCACTGCTGAAGCCGTGTTGTTGACGCGATTCACGAGGTAGTATGTGCCCGATCCGATGCCGACCGTGGTAAGCACGACGCCGGAGCCTTCGTAGTAAAAGCCTTGATTAATACACGCATAGGTACCAATGGTCAGATTGGTGGTAGACACCCCCGATACGGTCGGGGACTTGGTGGTCTTGACGAACACGCCGTTGGTACGGGACAACATCCCGGCAAACATCGATACGACACGGGCGGACGAGTAGCCACCGACGGTGCCGTCACCCGTGCCGGTCGTCATCCCAAAAGACTGCTCCACAGCTGGCATAGTGTACTCCTATATCCCTAAGTAGTTTTTGTAGTAGGCGATGGTCACGCTGGCATCGGTACCCGTGGCACCGCTTGAACACGTAATCGTATTGACTCCGCCGGGCACAACCTGCCGAGGTAGGAGGCACCACGTGGCGAGGCTCGATTCAGCGGTAGAGAGCAGTGAAATACAGTTCGTGCCACTGCCATCGACGATGGTCTTTTTGCCATAGGTCAAATCGATGATGTACGTGGTGTTGGCGTATAAAGTAGGGAACACAATCGCCTTGCCCGAATTGGCATTGAGGATAGATAGATTGGCGATGCCTGCCGTGCCGGCAATGATGGTGATGATAGGGTATACCGCTACTTGCCCTAGGTTAGTGACACTCGTCGACTTGTTGATGCCCGCGCCACCCAGCGTCCATGGGATGAGCAGTGGGATTGGCGTCGGTGTACCTGATACGTCCTGTGAGATGAGTACTGTTTGTTGCGTCGTATCACGCCATACACCGGTGTCTGATCGTAGTTTAACGGTGAAGTCGAGGTTGTAGTCTTGGTAGTCCATACTGCCAAAGTCAATGCCTCCGCTGACAAAGACGTCAAGGGCTCGTGACGTGGATGTGGTGATGCCTGCCGTCGTGCTGGAGTAGGTGACGGTCAACACACCCCGCTGATTCGACACGATGAAGATGTTACTGATGGCCTCGCGATACCGCAGGTGGTCAATCGGGTTATCGCACTCTACGAAAAATCCAAGCGTCACGGTACGGGCATCGAATCGATTATCGATGTCCGTATCTCCGTTTTGCAGTGCACCCCGATTGGTGATGCGTTCGATGGCAGGCAGTCCCCACCCTGCATCACCGAGGTACTGAAAATCGATACCGGAGGTGGCATCGTAGCCACTGAGGAGGTGCACTTCGTCGCCTACGGTGTAGGTCAGTGAGAATGATGTGCTGTCGTAGGTCATATGCGGAGTAACCCCCCTTGGGCCTTCAGGTAGGACTCAACCTCGATGAGCTGACCACGTGCATCACCGCCGGATAGATAGATGTTGACGGTCTGACTTGGCGTCGCCATAGACGGTGGCATGCTGACGTTGATTTTACCCATACCCCCTGCTTGTGTACCTGCTCGAAATGAGTTGCCACTACTCCCACCCCCACCGCCCAATGCGTTTTTGACGTTGGTGATGAGCTGTGAGATGTTGTCAATTTTCATGTCGGTATTGGCTTGGGCGAGGGCGGTCATCGCCGATGAGAATGCGCCGATTTTGGGATTCACCACGTCAAGGGCTTTGGTGTCCACACTGCCGACGGCATCGTTAATCGAGGCAATCCCCTTACCTGCATCGATGCCATTTTTGGCGATGTCCTTGACGCCAGCACCAAGCGCACCGACGGCTTGCCCGACGCCGTTGGCACCGCCAATCGCCTTGGCGAGGTCATCACCTGCGACGGTCAGGTTGTCCAGCGGTGTGGCAGTGAGGGAGGCACTGTAGGTGAGTGCATCCATGGCACCCGAGCTGATTTTAAGCGATGCGGATAGGGTATCGACCGTGCGGACGTTTTCGAGCTGCTTGGTGTTCAATTCCCCCAACCGCAGAAGGGCGTTGGTATGCGCGTCGGCGTACTCCTGAACTCGTGACGGATCGCGGGCACGGTCGAGGTCTTTTTGTGCCTTGTGTAGTTCAATGATGGACGACTTGGCATCGAGGTTTTTACCAATCATCTCTTCCGTGATTTTGGCGTCCTCGGCTTGCAGCTCGTTGCGCTGCTCTTGGGTCAAGTTGTTCTGTGCGAGCTGGGCCCGTACCTGCTTTTGCCGTTCGGTCATGCGTGAGATTTCGTTGGTGAGCAACTGATTGGAGTAGTAGGCACGGTCGGCGGCGATTTGATACGACTCGAGCGACTCGGGATTGGTCGCGTCCTCGAGTGCTTCGCGCGTGCGTGCCACGTCACGCTGGGCGGCGGCAATGCTCATGAACGACGAGCGCAGGCTGTCGGTGGCTGTTTTTAGTGCTTTCTCATCCTGTGCGAGTTTGTTCGATGCCCCCGACGCGGACTTCATTGCCCCGGTATTGAGCTTCAGTGTGGCAGTTTGCAGCTGTGTTGCCCCGGTCATACTGCCATAGACACGCTGGAGTGCGTAGGTGTCCTGTGCGTGCTGTCGCTTAATTGCCGACGAATCACGACCAGCAAGCACGCCATCAATTTCGGCCTGCGTTGCCCCACGTAGATTCATCTGCCAACGAATCAACGATTGGTCAGCCCAGTTGAGCCACGTACCAAAATCCTTCATGCCTGCAGTGGCAAGGTCAATGGCTTGGGTCAGCCAATTAAAACCGATTTTGACCGATGGCGACGTTATCTCCCCGAGTGCCTGACTGGCACGGTCGGTGGCGTCCTGAAAATTGCTTTGGGCTTGGGTGGCACTGTTCATCTGTTGTGCCATCATCCCACC